CACAACAGGTTTGTGATGCACAGGTGAGCCTTATCCCGGTCGGCCACGACGACGATGTGGCCCGGCGGGATGGGTCCGTGGTGCTCTTCCCACATCAGGTCCTTGACGGGGCGCCAGTCCTTCCGGCTGCGGGTGTCCGTGACCTTGCGCTCGAGCACGCCGTCCTTAGTGACGCGCTCGGCCCCTATCTGGCGGTGGTTGTGCGGCAGGTTGCCGGGCTTGAAGCGCGCGGCCTCAGACCCGGCCGGGCTGTGCTTGCGGCCCTTGTTCCACGTCGCGTGCCCAGGCTGTAGCCGGCAGCGGGACTTGACCAGTTCGTCCGGCTTCCTGAGCCCGAGCTTGATGGCGCGATGCGTGACTGACGGCACCGTGCGATTGAGCTTTGCCGCGATCTCAGTGTTGAGCGCCACGTGGTACAGTTCCCGCAGGGTGCGTTCTTCGCTGGTGGTCCAATGCCGCATCCTAGTCGTCTCCGAACAGAATCCAGTCCGTCGACACGCCAAGCGTCAGCGAGAGATAGGCCAGCGAGGAAGCGTTGGGCAGGAACTTCCCGCGCTCCCACCCGGACACGTCGCCCGAGCGCGTTCCCACTTGGGTCGCGACTTCCAACTGCTTGAGGCCGCGCGCCTCTCGTGCTGCGCGTAATCGCTCGCCGACCGCGTTGCGGTTGAAAATCCTAGCCATTACAGCGCCTCCCGCTTCAACCGCTCTTGCGTCACCGCCCACTTGAGCCAGTCGCGCTTGCGGAACTCCGCGATGGTCCGCAGCGACCCGCGCATGGTGTACCACTGCGACTCACGGCGAGGCAGGCGACCGTCGCTGATGGCTGTGTGGCAGCCTGGGCAGCCCGCAGCACCGAGATCGACCGACTTGAGGCCCATGCCCTTGCCAAGGCTCTGCATGTCGTTGTGGACGAGAATGCTCGGCCCGGTTGGGCAGTTGACGCCCTCGACGTTGAGCGTGCAGGGGATGGCGCGGCAGGCCAGGCGGTAGTGCTCGTCGCGATCCATCACAGCCCCCAGCTCGGCGGTACGTGGAAGCACTCGGCCACGAGGACCACTTCGCGCTGCTCGGTCATCGAGGTCACGAACGACTCCATCGAGTTGATGCACTCGGCGTATTCGGCAAAGCGGTAAGTCGTCATTTCCGGATCTCCGGATAGCCAGACGAGCACGAGTAGGAACTTGGTCATGCGATAGCCCTCTGCTTTGATTTCGCCCACGCGATTTGCCGCGACTTGATCCATCTGCGTGTTTCCAGCGACGGCTCGCGCATCGGGTCTCCGTTCCACGCGAACGGCGGGAACACGTCGAACTTCTCGCGGTACTTGTGCGCTGCCCAGCCGCTCTTGTAGCCACGCTCACGGGCGAAGCCACGCAGCTCGGCGTAGAAAGCCGGGTCGCCCAGGCGTTCCCCTTTGCCTGCGCCAATCTCGACCAGCTCGCCATCGGACGCTTCCACGTCCTTGCCGGCCTTGCGGATGCGGTAACCGCACTCCGGGCAGACCGGGGTTTTCTCGAACACCGCATGACATTCCGGGCAGTCGATGGGCTTGGCATCCTTCGTCGTCGATTCGTAGTCGTCGCGGGTGGCGAACTTGCGCACGCCATCGAGGGACCAATCACGCACATCGGTCGCGAAGCCGTGCATGTGGACCGTGCCGGCGTGGTCCAGCACCAGACAGTCCTGCTTGCCCTCGGCGATGCGCAGGCCACGCCCCAGCATTTGCAGGTATAGCATCAGGCTCTTGGTGGGCCGGGCCATGACGACGCAGGACAATTCCGGCAGGTCGAAGCCGTAGGAGGCGAGAAAGCAGTTGGTCAAAACTTGCGTCTCGCCCTTCGAGAACCGCGCGAAAATGGCTTCGCGCTCGTCGTTTGGCGTGTTCGCGTCGACGTGCTCTGCGGCTACCCCGTTGCGGACGAAAGCCTCTGTGACGGCGATGCTGTGCGCGATTGAGCAGCAGAACACTACCGTGCGCCGGGTCGCCGCATGTTGGAGCCAGTGGCCTACCACGTCGCCCACCAGTTCCTGCGTGTTCACCTCTTCCTCGAGGTCCTTGGCGTTGTAGTCCCCGGCGGTGATGCGGACCCGACGCAAATCCGGCTCCGACAGCGAGAAGTACCGCGCCGGCACGAGATAGCCTTGCTTGGTCAGCTCCGCGACGGTGACTGGCTGCACGAGGTCGTCGAACAGCATTCCCAGCGCGCGGCCGTCCTTGCGCACCGGGGTCGCCGTCAGCCCGAGGCGCACCGCGCTCGGCCAGAGGTCGAGCAATTCTTGCCGGCGCTCGGTGACCGCTAGGTGGCACTCATCGACGATGACCAGCGAGAAGTCCGGCAGGTCCAGCGTGCGGCCCTTACGGAGCGCCCGAGACACCAGCGTGTCGATGCTCCCCACCTGCACCGGCATGTGCGGCGCTTCGAGGTGTTCCGCCTGAGCCATGACGACGCCGTGCATGATGCCGAGGTCACGCAGGCTGCGGCTGGTCTGGTAGATCAACTCCCGACGAGGCGCAAGGAACAGCGACCGGCCGCCGCGCTCGGTCTCGCGCTGCATGAGAGCGCAGGCGATGCGGGTCTTGCCGCTATTGTGGGTGACGGTGAAGTCGCCAAGCAGGTACAGATGGTCGCCGTCGCACTCGAAGCCGTAGTAGGCGCCAACGCCTATCGGCTCTACCGCAAAACCCGTGACCAGAACGTCCTTTTTCTGCTGACGCGGTGGCGCTTTTTTTCGCTCCACCCGGCACGGAACCACGGATAGATCACCTGATATGCTCACACGCCAGTACGTCCCGATACCGTCCTGCCAGGACTTCTCGCACGCCCGGACATATGCCGCTAATCCCAGGCTTCGAGCTAGAAACGTGACATCTTCTGCCAGCGCCCAGGATGCTGAGATGTAGTCGTACATGTGCCCTAGGCTGCCGTCCGTGTCGATCAATCCGGCCAGCAATTCAAGGCGGTCTGCGCGCGATGCAGTAAGGTATTCTCCCGGGATGTGCTTTTGCTTCGACCCGTGGTTGAGGCCCAATTGCCGCAACTTCTCAAGCAGGGGATTAGGCTGACCGGCCGCCGTCACCAGTGCGTAAGCGGGGCAGCGATCACCAACGGCACGATCTCGCACCATAACGCCATGCTCGTTCGCCAATGCGTTTACTGCGTGCCGGATTTCTTTGTCGGGGTTATGAACGCAGATCGACCCGCGGCCCAGCGCTCCGTCTCCGATCATCACGCCAAGCAAGTACGGTGCAATCGGCAGCCGCTTCTGATGCTTCGCGAAATCCACGCCAACGCGATAGAGCTTGGCGATGTGCTTGAAGTATTTCGAGCGCCCCAAGTAGTCGCAAACGCTGATGTTCTCGATGTGGGGATTCCCGCTGCCGTCATTCACTCGAAGGCTCAGCACGTGACCGCCGTTCACGATGAACGATTCACCCTTGATTGGCGCGATGCGGTACATATCGTCGATTCCCGCGTGCATCGCCGTCACCGTGCGCGGCCCACTATCCGGACCCATGACCTGATCCCCCATGCGAATGCACTCGACGGCGCGACGCGACCCGTCTGCCATGAGAATCAGCGTGCCTTTCGCGTGGCATCCCGTGGGAAGCACCAATAGCGGCGCGTTGTGCGTGCGCAGCGAATCGTCCAGCGCAGCCACGGCCTGCTGCTGGTAGTCCCTCAACGAGATATCGCGGCGCTCGAAACCAAACAGGTCGTTCATGCCTGCGCCTCCCAATCCGCCGCGAAGTCCTTACGCTGCGGCGTGCGCAGCTCCACCCGGCAACGTCCGTCCAATTGCTCACGGAGTTCGTAGGCTGCCTTCATGCCGGCGAAGTCCGCGTCGGCAAAAATCACGACGGTTTCGACCTCCGGAGGCGGCACGAACTTGGCGAGCAGCGACGTGTTCAGCGCCGCCCAGCATGGCGTGCCGGTCATGGCATGGGCCGCCAGTGCGTCCTCGACACCCTCCGCAATTCCCAGGGTCGCCCCGTCCAATGGCGTGACGCGCACCGCGCAGCCAACGCGCCCCTCGACGGGCGACAGCAGCTTGCGGGCTGGCACGTCGTCGCCACGGTCGAGCTTGGCGCCGTGCTCGAGGTAGGTCACATGCGCCGTCACCGGCTCGTCGTTCACGTCCCGCACGACGCCGATCAGCGCCGGGAATTTGCCGAGCGATTCGTAGGCTTTGCCGGCGTCGTAGAGTTTGCGGAAATACTCGACGCCGATGTGCGCCTTCACGGCATTCGACGCCAGCGGCCAGAGGCGGCGCGATTCGAGGTAGGCCACCGCGTCCGGCACCAGATCGGGCGTAGTCGCCGTGCGCAGAAGGTCGCGCACCCTGGCGGTGAAGGTTGCTTTGCGCGGTGCGGCCTTCGGTGCCGGACGTGGCGTAGCCACAGGCGGCGTGCCGTGACCGAGCCCGAGATACCCGGCGACGGCCTCGACCGCCTCGGGGAAGTTCCAGCCATTAACCCCCATCAGCAGCCGAAACCCGTCCCCCGGGCCGCAGTGCCGGCAGAAGTAGTCGCCCCGGCCCTTGCGGTCGTCGAACACGAAGCGGTCAGTACCGCCGCACATGGGGCAGGGCTGCTGCTTCCTGCGCCGCAGGTGGTCGGGGTCGATACCCAGCGCGGCGAGGCATTCGGGCCATGACCCAACGAGGATGCGATGCAGGTCTGCGGCATCGTGGCGCTTGCGGGCTGGCTCAGCCATGGGTGCCGTCCCCCCGTGCGCGCAGAGGAGTCAACCCTACCCCAGTGCAGATCCCTTCTTCGTTGGGATCTTCCGTTGTCGTTGTCGCTGTCGTTGTCGCTGAGAGCGCACGCGCGCGAGGCTCAACCCCCTTCGAACCCCCTTCGAAGCCCCTTCTTATTTTCTGCCAAGCCCCTTCCAAGGCTCTTCCGTCGTCGTTGTTTCCGAAGTCGTGATTGACTTCGAAAACAGACACTAGCGACGATAAGTAAGAAAACTCGGCAGGAATCTTTCCCATCACGTCGAGGGCGTGCTTGCCGGAATTCTTGCCGCGAACCGGGAAGTGCTCCAGGTACTTCGGGATCCACACCCATCGGGTGGTTTCGCAGTACATCGCGAAGGACCTTCCGGCCAACTCGTGAAGCCCCTTCGAAGCCCCTTCGACGGGGGTATTCAAATCGTCCGCAATTTGCGAAACGGGGTAGTAGAAACATCCGATCGCATTGTTCCTCGGCGTGATGCGAAGGAACAAGCAGAGCAGTTTCGCGGTCTCCGACAACGCACGGAAATGGTGGTGCTCCACCAACGCCGCATCACACTGACCGTACTTCTGTGACATGGTTACGGCTTCAGCAGTTGCAGGGCGAGGATCAGGTCGTCGAGGTGATTCCGGGGAACGATGATCACCACGTCCTCATAGTCGGTGCGGAAGTCGCCTTGCTGGCGAAGCACGATGTCACCTTCTTCGTTTTCGTACGCGGCGACACCTTTTGTGGTCGGCCACACGACAGATTCGCCTTGTTCGTCGTGCCAATTGAATTCGTTGTTCATGGCAGTCCTCCTGCACTCCCTCCGGGGAAAGGAACACGCGGCAGGACGACCGGAGGCGCCGCCTTTTCGGGAGCTACCCTATCCGCGCGTTTCGGTTGATCGAGCAGGTCAATGCACCGGGACAAGCCCAATGTGAATTCGCCGCGCTCGGCTTCGTCTGCGGCCATCGCGCGCAACATCGGCTCGTGCTCACGCAGGAATCGACGCAGCGGCTCGCTGATGTGCTCAGGGCCGCGCGTGGTGCGCTCAGGCGCGTTCATGAGGCTTTCTCCAAGCCTCCTCGCATGGGTGCCGCCCGCGATCTACGTCGCGGTGTCGGCGGGACGTTCGACGGCGCAGGCGTGCCCACTGGGGACACGAGCCACTGCGACCATGGATCGAACATGTCTGGTTGATAGGCGCCGCCCGCACGCACACCAGCGGCAGGGGAGGATGCCGCCCGAGGAGTTTGGTGTGCGGCGAGCGGCATAGTCGTTATGCGGCGGCGCGACTATCGGCTTAAAGCTTGCCGCCCGTCGCCAGTTCGATCTGGTATTGCCTGCCAAGTGGGATATTGTTGCGCCGAAACCACTGATTGACAGTAGCGCGGCTGAGGCCAAGAGCCCGCCCAATTTCCACTTGGGACCCGTAGTATCGGTGCAGTTGTTTTAGCGTCATGTGGCAAAGCTAGTCCATGCCGGCACACAAGTCAACGCATGTAAGTGAAATTATTTTTGCGAAATCTGTTGACATGCCGCGCCGTGGCGTCTACATTTGTAGCACAGTCAACGCGGCGAGTCCGCAGGGAGAGAGAAAATGACCCGCACCGACCTTGACAACCTGACCCGCGAACTTGTCGTCAACGCTGACAGCTTCGACGCTCTTCTGAACGCCGAAGGGGGTTATCGCCCGACGCTGCGTGAGGACCTCGATCCGCGCAACACGATTCTCGCCAACGCGTACGACCTTGCGCAGGCGGTGCGTGGCGACGCTCGCCGTGCGTTTCGCGGTTAAGCGGATCGCCCGCTGGTTTGAGTGCCGGGTAATGAACTGTCATGAGTTCGGCCCGGCACTTTCCGGCGACTGGCGCCGCGCCGGCATTACTGCGCGGTGCCGTCACTGCGGCTACTCCATTTGGCAACGCAATTAGCCGCCTAACCCGAGGAGAGAGCCAATGCTCTACGAGATCAAACACCGATTCACAGGCTCGATTCTGTTTTCCCTGGAATGTGAATCCATGAAAGTGTGCGTCAAGGCGGCGGTTGAGCGCGGCACGAACCTGGGCGGCGCGTTTCTGAGCGGCACGAACCTGGGCGGCGCGTTTCTGAGCGGCACGAACCTGGGCGGCGCGGACCTGAGCGGCGCGGACCTGAGCGGCGCGTTTCTGAGCGGCGCGGACCTGAGCGGCGCGGACCTGA